CTATAGGTAAACTTGAAGGAGTTAGTCTATTTATAGACGAGTGTAAAGATTCTTCTCTTAGATACCTTCTTAATAAGATAAGGCAGTATGTTATAACTAAAGATGTTAAGTTTGTATTGGTTGATTACCTTCAATTAGTTAAGGGTATTGGGTCGTCCAGGGAACAAGAGGTTGCTGTGGTGGCTCGTGAACTTAAGAATCTAGCTAAGGAACTTAATATAACAATTGTTGCCTTGTCTCAGCTAAGTAGAGGTGTAGAAAGAAGGGATGGTTGCAGACCTAGTTTGTCTGATCTTCGTGAGAGTGGAGAGATAGAGCAGGCATCTGATATTGTTATGCTTGTTTATAGACCCTCAGGATTATACTGAGAAGTATGTATCATCTAGTCCTTCAGAATCTTTTTAGTTATGGAGGTAGATTTTAGTTTTATTATAGATTTTATAGTAGGGATTATATTTATTATTTGGCTTATTGAAGAACTAATCAACTCGTTAAGATGAGGAAAGAAATATACCACGCTACAGTTCACTACAGGTGGAGAACTTTAAGATTTGTAAAAGGAGTCGAGAAGCCTGCTAAGAAGTGGAAAAAAGCTACTCACAGGACATGTATTACTGAGCTTGATCCTGAGAATCTACAGAATGTTAATCATTTTGTAAGGGGTTTACAGATAAAGCATAAATCAACTAACGATATACAAATAAAGATAGATAGCGTAACTGATTACGAGTTTATATGTATGTCACATGATGTTTATTAAAAGATATAGATATGAAATTATATTGTAAAAATTGTGAAAAAACAATTGAAGTTAGTAAATTTACAATGAAAGTAGTTGATAATAAGGTAATTAAACCTGAGTCAATCTGCGATTGTGGTGAACAAATGAAAGACGTTTCAGAGTATAAAGGACTTGGTGGTATTATAAAAAGACCAGGTGGTAAAGTAGGAGGTAGGATATAATGAAGGAAGAAAATCAATTAAACCTACTTCTATTGCTAGCTACGTTTAAAAGCTTTAGTGAGCAGCTGTACAACCTAAAGGGTGAGCATTCAGGACTGGTTAAAAAGAAGTTTAACATGCTAATGAACGCTGCAAGTAGTTACGAGAGAACTATAGACGAAGAGTGGTTAAAAGAAAATAAGTCTGTCATTGAAGACTTAAACGACTCAGTTACTGATTTTATTTATACACTAAGAGACGAATCCATTAAACGAAATACTAACTAAAAACAATATAGTATGGAACATGATTCAATTGAGTGGGGATGGGAAAGCCAAAGTCCACTAAACATGAGAAGTCAAGAGCATATAGCTTTTTTACTTAAAAGGTACAACGAAGGTAAGCCTGAATCAGAACACGTAACAACAATGGCTCAGTTAAACAGAGCGTTATTAAAAGAAGAGTCAGAAAATTTGAATAGTTAAATTAAGTTAAACAATTAAATTAAATTAAAATGATTGCACTAGCAGTAATCTGCGCTATATTTATTCTTATAGCGTGGAACATGGTAAAGTATTCCCAAAAAGTTAAAGAAAATGAAAGACATAATAACAGAGTTCTTGAAGATCTCAAGAAGGAAAAATCTAAGACTAAGCGTAGTCCAAAGGTTTCTGAAGATCAAGTATCGAATAAACGTAAGTATAAGAGTGCTAAGAAAAAGGCTGTCGAATCTAAAGTAAAGAAAAATGCAGGAAGAAATAAGAAAAAAGTGTGATGAGATCAGGGATCTTCTCATAGAGAAAAACAAATCCTATGGCAACTCAGTGTTTGATAAAGGTGTTTTATTTAATGTTGATCCTATGTACGCTATCCAAGCTCGTATAAACGACAAGCTTAACCGTATAAAAAGTAAGGAAACCTACATGAGTCAGAATGATCTCATGGATCTTACAGGTTATCTTATATTATTACAGGTTTATATGGATGAAGTTAGCAGAAAAATGAGTGAAACTATTAAGTCTGCTGAGACTTACCCTGAGGGAGAAACACCATTTACTTACGAGTGGTCTACAAATGGAGAAGATGAGACTGGAACCCCGATTTGAAAGTAAAGAGGACAGAGAAAGAGAGGCTGAAACTCTTCGCATCCTCCTCGAAGGAAAAGATTTAACCTTTGAGCAGTTAGGTAAGTACGCACCAGTAGACGCTGAGATTATAGACAATAAGACCATGAAGGTTGTATCTTTATGCGAGGTTAAGACTATGAGTCTTAATATGGCTAACGTACAGAGAGCTAGGACTTCAGTAAGAAAGATACAGCATTGTCAGAAAGAAGCTCTTCAAAAAGAGTTACCTTTATGTATAGCTTGGAGATTTCTCGATGGAATTGGTTATATTTGGATGCACGAAATAACAAAAGCCACAGTTGAGTGGGGTGGCATGAGAAACCCACGACCAGGATCTATATGGGACAGAGAACTTTTATTTTATATAGACTTAGATTTATTAACTATAATTAAATTTTAGAAATGAACAAGCAACAGAAAGATCAAGATCAAAAGTACAAGTACTTGAAGTTTGACTGCGAAATGAGAGCTAGAGTATTAGAGATAGCCTCAGGACTACCAACAAGTAAGAACGCTAAATCTCTTTTAGAGAACGCAGACAAGCTTGCCAAATATGTATTTGGTATACCAGATCAGCCTAAGGAAAAGAAATAATTCGTATCTTGCGTGTTATAATATAATGTGATATGGCACGAAATAAATTAGCTGGAAAGATTAATGGTAAGAGTAAAAGCTCTAAGCATTACGCTAAAAATCTTAAGTCTAGAAAAAAGAAAAACCAGTACGATAAAGAATATTCCTCTTCTGAAGAGAGAAAAAAATATCGTGTTAAGCTAAATCTTTTTAACAGAAAGAAGGGTAAGAAGGGTGATGGTAAAGACGCTTCTCACACTAAAAGTGGTGGGCTAGTTATGGAAGGACAGTCTAAAAATAGAGCAAGGAATAGAAATAAGAAATAATTATTTTCGTAACTTGCTTTAATGCGATTTAAAAGACGAAAGGGAAAGCAGATAACTAGAGCTAAGAAGCACGTTGTAGATGGTATTACATTTGCCTCAGGGCTAGAGCTTTACTGCTACAGAGCCTTAAAGAAAGCAAAGATCCCCCACGAATATGAAGGAAAGACCTTTGAGCTTGTAGAAAAATTCAAGTTCGAGGGTCTCCTAATGGATAAGGGTAAGACAAAAGGTAAAACCACCTTTAAACAAAAGCCTGGTAACATAAGAAATATATCTTACACACCAGACTTTATTAATTTAGAAGAGGGTTTTATTATAGAAACAAAAGGTATAAGAACTCCTGAGTTTAAGATGAGGTTCAAGCTATTTTTAAAGTATCTTTATGATACTGATCAAAAATTAGACGTATATGTCCCATCAAATCAAAAGGAAGTTGACGCAACTGTAAACCTTATTTTAAACAGGAGTTCTAAAAAACGAGAGTAAGCTGCGTGAGTGCTACATATCTAAATCCTAGCTTTAGCAATAAGGGCTAGGTTGTTCTTGTATTCGGGGGGGAAGTTGAGATTTGGTCGTCCATGCAACCCCCCAATACTTTTTAAAATAATATAGTAATGTTACACGATAGAGATGAAGCTTTAAGAGAAGCTTTAAAAAGATCAGACGAGTCTAAAGATAAACTATTTGAATCTTGGATAGTAGATCTTGTAGATCCAGAAGATGAGAACGAGTCTTGTGAAGATGGTTGTTGTGGAGATAGCTGTGAATAATGACAGACAACAAGGATAAAAAGAGACCTAAGGGTAACATTAAGTTTAATATAACCCTATCTGAAGAACAGAAGAAGGCTAAAGAAAGTATCTTGAGCCACGCTTTTAGTTTTGTAATAGGTAAGGCTGGATCTGGTAAGACTCTTCTTGCTGTTCAGGTTGCTCTTGATATGTTCTTTAAAAGACAGTACAGTAAGATTATAATTACTAGACCTACTATAGCTACTGAAGATAATGGTTTCCTACCAGGTAGTGAGAAAGAAAAGCTTGAGCCTTGGCTTGTACCAATCATGTCAAACATGCGTAAGGTCTACAATAAGGCTGATAAGATTAATAGTATGGTTGAGAAAGGGGAGATAGAGCTTGTATCTTTATCTCACTTTAGAGGTAGAACGTTTGACAACTCTGTAGTTATAGTAGACGAGTTTCAGAACTTAACTAAGGCTCAGTTTCGTATGGCTTTAGGTAGGCTAGGTAAAGATTCTATAATGATATTCTGTGGTGACAATCAGCAGATAGATCTTAAAGATCAGAACTACTCAGCCATACATGACGTTGCAAAAATAAAGGATAGTGATTTTGTATTCAAGGTTATACTAGAAGATAACCACAGGCATCAAGCGATAGATGATGTTCTTAAGCTACTTAGTGGCTACTAATCCCAGATAACATAGAAGCATATAACTCCAGCAAAGATCTGGATTTCACTGTATGGCATAGATTCTGTTGGTGCAAATAATCTGAACCCAAACATAACCCCATTGAGTAATTGTATTCCTATTTCCATAG